ATACGATCTCTTGTCATTGCCAGATGTGATGGTCTAGTTCTGCCAGGCTCTCTGGTATTAATCCAAAACTTTTGCACCTCATAATCAGAACTCTCTGCACCCATGTTTATTCCAAAGTTTGCCGCAGTTGTAGCTTCTGTTCTTGCTATAACTAATGATCTTGCTCTGTTAAATGCAGGATCGTTTAATGATTGCTCAAATAGCTTTGCCTGTTCTCGTCTGGACAAATTTTGTCCTAAAATATTAGCTAATAAAGTCTTGACCTTATCCATAGTGGTTTGATCAATGCCTGTAACTTTAGTACCTCCAATAAGTCTAAAGTAATTTACCATCTCCTCATACCACGCGGCATTAAAGAAATCTATAATAAAATCCTTTTTGGTTTTAGGTACTGAATTGCGAATCCAATCGTAAGAAAATGTCGCAGCTGATACGCCAACCTTTGTATAAATCTTTTCTAATCCCGAATACAAAGGTTTTTGCTGAACTAGGAATTGAATGTATAATTCAATATTATCAAAGTTATCCTCATTAACAAAATCCGCAACTACACCTGTCTGATTATCTAATGCCTTCTTAATGATAGGATAAGCATAAGCCTCATACTCTTTATGCAGCTTTAAATATGTTTTATGATATTTAACACTACTTGCCATTTATGGTTGCATTGTTATACGCCTGATCTAAAGACAATTCCTCAATCGGAACTAGATTAGCCGGAACGTAAATGTTACCCATCTCTGGAGTGCTAATCTTATCATATCCCTGAGCAATACGTTTTTCATCAGGAGTAATCCAATAGGAGTTAGCCAACCATGTTGTTAGCTTAGCCATGTCCTCTTGCATCTCCGGGTAGCTACTAAAATCAAAATCAAAGTAGTATTTCTTTCCGTAGGCTTTGGCATATGGTTCGCACACAAACTTATTGATGGCATCTCTAATCTTGCGAGATAGTGGAGCAGTTGCGTTATAAATTAACTGCTTAGAGGCCCAACCCATGTTGTTGTCCGTTGATGCGGCCTCGCTACCTGAGAACTGAATAGGAACGTGAAACGCTGCATATATCTTTTTAGTATCAATGTTTAGCGATTCGATTAACTGCAGATCAGTTGATGGCATGCCTATTTGTGTCCATTTCAAAGGTCCGGAACTCGGGAATATACGATCCATTAAAGTCTCGCCGCGCTTTGCTTCAATAAATTTCTCCTTTAGCACATTCATTTGATCTTTTGTCAAACTTGCACCCGGTCCATCTGGTGAAATAAAACCATAAGCGCCACCATTGCGGATCTGCTTTAATAGTTCAGTATCACCTTCATTCTCTTTTAGCACATTTCGGTAAATAGCTTTAATTGGTGATTGGCCATATAACTGCGCACCGGTTAGTGTAAAGTCTGGATTAAAGGATTTAAAATGCACAACCTGATTTGCAGGGATTGGAACTTCTGTCATATAAACCGAGCGCATCTGATAACCTTTAATTGGCTCAAACATTCCGCCAGAGATAATCTCAATAAACTGGCTAGGCAAAGAATATAACTGAGACCAAATTTGTTTCTCGGTCATTGCAGGATCTTTACCATTCCCAAAGATATAACCATCGCCTGTACATAGAAAGAACCCTGCTAGATCGGTCATCCATTCCTCATAAGTTTGCTGAGGATTAGGCTTGGCTAATAGGTCAAGAATAGGATTGCTTTCTACTTGGTTAAACATCTGCTCTTTAAGTTGCAAGGTCCGCATCTTAGCAGCTGGGCCCTCAGCTAAAGACATATTCTCATAAACCTTTAAATGCTTTTTAGTAACGCCATCTTTAACCTCATAAAGTCCATAGGCGCACTCTGCTATTTTCTTAGAGATAATATCAATGCAGGTATAGATGTCAGCGTTTTTCTTAAATCCTTCCTCAACAAACTTTACCTTATCCTCAAAGTCAACTATTACCTGATTATTACCTATCCAGCCAAAAACATTCTGGTTGTAAAGGTTTGCAGTAATTTGTTGCTGAAGTCCTGGCATTAAAGCCTCTAGCTGAGTGGTAGCTGCCTTCTCTATATCAGCTTTGAATATTTTAGAAAATACGCCCATTTTAGTTCCAATCAAATGAATATTCTTGTTTAATTTTAGATGCTAACTTATTTAATGCCACATAACGTAACGGATCTATCAAGTGGTTAAAAGAATCAATAGGCTCATTAAGCATCCTGCCTGTCTTATCTTTTTTCCAAATGTAACTAAATAATTCCTTTTTAAAGTTATGGCTATTTGCGGTAATATTTATTTTATATCTTTTAAGAATGTCAATGCCTTGCTTGATACTGTCTGGCCCTTTCATTGCGCCATGAATGTTAAAACCTTCAGCATAGATTTCTTGAATAGATTTAGGCTCTGCGCTATCTGCTATAATCTCCTGATCCTCCGTTACTCCAAATTCTCGCAGCTTCCTGCATATATCCATATTAGTTAGCCTGGTCTCATAACACATCTCATTTACCCATAACTCACCGCCTGATTTATAAACCTCTATTATGCCCGTTGGATCATTCGTAAAACCAAAGTCAATGCCATAGCTGATTAGTTCCGCATCCTCTGGGATCCGTTCACATATGGCCCAGTTCCTAAAGATAACGCCCTCAATCTTACCAGTTAAACCTCTGGCATATACTCGCCATAGTTCTAAGTCTAAGTCTTTTATCGCTTCAATTCTATCATGATCATCCTTAGATATAAATGGATTATGGCGATGATCTGATATGATTAGCTTTGTATCTGGCTGACCAATTAACTTAGTATGCGCCCAAAACTCATTGGTAGGATTGTAGTCTATATAAATTTGATTCTTAGTCCTAATGGCTAACTGCCAATAGATCTGGTAGCTTATACCATTAGCCTCATTCACAAATAAATAGTCACGCTTACCATTCTTAGCTGACTGTTCATTCTCAAAAGATACAAACTCAATTAGAGATCCATTCTTAAAATAGATAATTCTTTCAGTTCTATTCCAAAATTTTAACTGCGATTGCAGGTATTTGTTATCTGCAAAGATATTCTCCGCATCCCGGTACGCACCCTTGCGCAAGTTTGGCAATGATTCACCGGCTACTGTGATCACTGACCTTTGCTCTGTGACTGCTTTATAAAATAGCAGTTGCATAATTGAGTAGGTCTTGCTGGAAGATGTGCCACCCTGGTTAATTAGGACCTTTTCTTTGGCCTCGTAATTCTCATAAAAAACTGGACTAGAATTAAACATCTTCTATTTCGTTCTCTGAATGTGATAACGGCGGAGCAGTATTGTAAACATTTGGAGCAGGAACTGTAAAACTTATATCCCCTTCTAATTTTAAATTCTGCGATGCTTTACCATAGGCACGATCCAATAAAACCTCCGCTGCTCTTACATCGCCTTTTACTGCTTTTGAACGTAATGCCATTAAAATTGCTTTTGCTGCTTCTATTCCATCCTTCTCCTCGCCTAATACATCAGCTAATAAAACATCTAATTGTGGTATTTTTCTTATGCCACCTTTTGGATTCCCGGATACTCCTTTTTTAAATTGGGTATTTTCACCTCTTTTTAAAGACTCTTCCCTGCTTGTAATCATTGTGTATCTCCTTTAAAAACTCTTTATATCTTTTTTTATCTCCAAATTTCTCATGACATTTTCTGCATACTGCCATTAAATTATAAATATTCTCTGGCTCTTTAGTTCCACCCATTCCCCTGCATTCTATATGATGTATATCTATTGCCTGATCTCCACATACCTCGCATGGTAAAAAGTCTGATTCATCAAAGCCAAAGTACTTTAAATATAATTTAGTATGTTTTTTCATTAATCTAATCCAACAAATGCGTTTAACGGATAAAATATTAAACTGTTTCTATAACCGCCCTCATGTATTGGAATAATTGGAGTAACTCCATGGACATTGCGCCATGCCGGGTAAACAAGTATGGAATTATCTTGCTGACCAATAGTTGCTCCATAATCTGGTATATGCAGGTCACCTCCTTTTGAGTTATGTTTCTTGCAAATTATTACATTGACTGCACCAACTATATTTCCAGTATCACGATGGAATGGTGCTGAAATATTGTAATTTGAAATAGAACTTGTAAATAAATTTCCAAACTTCCATTTATCAAGAACTTTATTAAATAATTCATATTGTTTTGCATATTGGTTAGGCAATATTTCTTTTATTAATTGTTCGCTTTCTTTAACTAACATCAACATCGCTTTGATGAATGTTTGTGCTGTTTTGCTTGAATGAACTGAACTAATACTAGGATACGGTCTTTGCATATGTGGTTTAGGTGGTATTGAACCTATTATGCTTGACATCTGAACTGTACCTGTTGCCATGGCTTGTTTTCTAGTCATACCTTCTTTATAAACCTTTGCGTATACGTCGCTACGTTCTAATAAAGACTTCGGTACGTTTTTAGTTCTAAACTCTGCATTGGCTAAGTCTGCTAGCCTACACATATTCTCAGGCAGCTTA